TTAGACTATATGTTAAACGCAGTTGAGCATACCAACTTTTTTGAAAACCGTGCTACGGAGTATGCTAGAGCGAGCACGACAGGAAACTGGCAGGATATATTTAAATAATGGAAGAAGAAACTTTAACATTCAACTTTACGTTGCAAGAAGCTAATACTATTCTTGGCGCACTTGGAGAGCTACCTGCAAAGGTATCTATGGGGCTTATAGCTAAGATTCAATTAGAAGCTAAATCTCAGAGAGTAGAGCTTGAAGAAGAAAACGAGGAAGGGGCTGAATAAGCCCCTTTTTTTATGTCCAAACTGCGTTACATACGGATTGAACCATAGTAGGTTGAGAAGAAATGTCTTCTCCCTGACTGAGTGTATATCTGCGAAAACTTTCAGAGATTACTGTTTCATCTTCGGTAATACGAGTCAGTTCTCTTACTTGAACTATAGGTGTAGCCTCTAAATTTACTACCTCTATTTTACTTGTTACTATTTCTTTTGTTAGTGCCATTATGCCGTTGTCCTATATTGTCCTGCGAATACTAAGTTATTTCTATTCGCGCTAGTTCCTGTTATCATATCCGCATCTGTCATTATATTATCTTGACCAGACAAGGAAGTTCTCTTATAAAGTCTTATATCTGTTTCACCACCTACGAGCTGACAATGCCAGATATTATTTGTCCAACCTTCAGATCTACCAATAGATATCGCTCCGTATCCTGATATTGCGAAAGGTAGCCCACTGATACGTAACTGTCCTGCTGCACCTGTTGCGTCTACTGCATCTGTTCGTATCCAGCCTTGAATCATTACAATATCACCAATTTTAGTGTAGGTAGCAGATAAAGTGTCCATTGTAATACTTGTAAAATCAGTAGTGCTCATAAAATAAGAAGGAGTCCAAGTGCCTTCTTCGTAGTCTTCTAAAGTATTTACATTGGCATCAGTAAAATCGGCCGTTCCTAACTGTATTCCGCCTGGAACAATTATACGCCCGTCTAAGCTTGATATTCGAACTCGATCCGTGCTTCCAGTAGAAAAATACATACTAGAAGCATCCGTATAAACTGTGCCTGAAGTAGTGCCGCTTTCTCGTAGTCTTAAACGCGGCGTGTCCGTGCTATCGGTATCATTGATTACAACTTCTGCACCTACTCCTTCAACTACTAAAGTTTTATCTGGTGCGCTTCCATTAATTGCTCCAATTTTAACATTGCCGTCGTCTGCTACTTTAAATCCGCCTGCTCCATCCGTATCCCAAGGAACTATGATAAATCCATCCGAGGAGGTAACACCAGAGTCGTTATTTGGACTAAATGCTATTCCCATATCCCCCGCACCGGATTTTGGGTTAAATCCTCCTGCCCCAAAATTAGGAATAAGTCTAATCCATCCATCACCATCTTCAGCAAATATTGCACTAGCATTTGCGGTTGTAGTGCTTGTGTGTAAATTGGCTTGTGGATCAGTAATACCAACCCCTATACCTTCCGAATCAGCATAGACATTGACACCAGGAACTCTGAAATAAGTTACATTTGTATCACCTAAAGTAACTTCATTAGAAGCAGTTGCGCTGCTTGGCTCTGCATTATAACCTAAAACTGTGTTATTCGTGCCACCCGTAAGAGTAGTTGCCGCTCCAGAGCCAACAACAACATTTTGCGCTCCAGAAGACAGAGCAGTTAGACAGTTATAACCTACTGCTGTATTATCATCTCCTATGCCAGCAGTATCTAAAGCTCTAAACCCGATCGCTGTATTATTGCTCGCAGTAGTGGCTGCTGTAAGTGCCGCATACCCTAAAGAAACATTATTATTACCAGTAGTATTGTTAAGAGATGCTTGCCACCCAATTGCTGTGTTGCCGAAGGAATTTCCGCCTCCAGTTCCATTGTCTCGAAGAGCCTGATGTCCAAGAGCAGTATTTCTCTGCCCACTAATATTATCTTGCAGGGCACCTCTTCCAATTGCTACACACTCATATCCATTGACATTATTTTCGGACGCTTCGTAACCAATCGCAATATTGTTTGCACTCGTAAACTGCTCTAACGGGCGACCAACTCCTGAAGGAGATCCTATTGCTACGTTAGTTACTGAAGTTGTGCCTGCGGCTCTGCCTATCTCCACCCCATCTATACTACCGTGATTCGTAGACGTTAGAGATCCTACAGTAATATCATTCGTAGTTGTGTTTCCGTTCGCAGTAACTTCGGCGATTCCTCCGTAGCTATCTGTAAAAATTCGATCAAAGCCTAGCTGATCTCCAGTGCTGGAATTATACTCCTGAACCCATAAACCACCCTTTGTAGCATTCGCACTTTCTGATTTATGTAATGTAAAATCCCTTCTGTGAGCGAAAGACGAAAAAGAGCCACTAGAGAAATGTGCGTTAAAGCCGTAGCTATCAGGAAACTGATTAATACTTGTTTCGTCCCCCGCAGTATTAATATATAAGCTGAGAGCAACAGCATCATTGTCGTATGATATGCCTAATTTTTCTTGCGTAATGAAGCCAGAAGCAGTATCAGTTTCCGCTGTAAATGAGTTGGCAGTAATAGTAAGAACGTTATTTGTATCTCCTCCGCTATCACCAATAGATTGTATGGTGTACTGACCATTATTATTTGTGCTGCCTCTAATATCTATTGTTTCACCAGCTTCGAAGTCAAAGAAAGCCCCGTCACTACCAGTAACAGTATTGGCAGTATACACAAGATTCGTTTGGCTGTGCTTAATTACCTCAAACTTATTTGCAGTAAGACCTAAAATATCGCCAGTGTTAGTAAAAGTGCTTCTATTTCTAACTTTTGAGTAGAACTGAATTTCGCCATTAGGGTTGTTAGTAGAATCATTCTCAAAAGCAAGCCCGCCTAGGTTATCAATTGTCCAAAACCATTGACGAAGATCATTTTGATCAAACCGCATTATTGTTCGAGTAGCGGTGTCTGAATCAAAGACAAATTGACCCCCCACGCAGTTTTGTATTGTGTCTCCGTCTACACGAATATCGTCTGAGAAGGTGGTGAGATCTCCGCCTATAAAGTTTTCAATACCTGTTGTATCGTTAATGTATAAGCCGTAATTTTTATTTGCACCAGTAGCAGGAAGATTTCCTTCAAATCTAGCATATAATCCATAAGCATTTCCGGTAGCATTTCCTCCTGTTCCATTGTTATCTATAAGGGAATACACACCATAAATATCATTTACAGTATTACCGCTAAATTGAGTCTCGGAGAAAGTACCATAAAGATCATTTGCTCCGCCTGAAGAAGTAAACAAAGTTACGGTATTTCGCATACCGTACATATCACCTGTAATATCTATACTACTGTTATGAGTGGCCTCGTTTAAAGCTCCATATATTTGAGTAACGTCTGCTGTTCCGCTACCGTTAAACACTGCTTGACTTCTACAAGCAGTCAAATCAAAAACATTACCCGATGAATGGTTGACTTGAGTAAATGATCTCATACCTCGAACATACTCATGAGGAGTACTAACTCTTGTATCTGAGCGTATTCCTGTAACCCATAAATCGTTACCATTAGAATTGCTGTTATCGAAATCCGAATCTAAGTCTACATAAATACCATATCCAATCCTATCAGCCGTTAAAGCAGTGTTCCCGCTTAAATCAGTATTAACAGTAAGACCCATATTTTCAGTAAGAGAGCTACTATCTACTGCAGCTATGCTTTCTGCTATATATGCTCGAGACTCTATATCAAATCTAGGCGTAGTATTATTCGTGGGGTTTGGTTCAAACTCTAAATTGCCGTCTGCGGTTAGATTTAAATACCAATAATTTACATCATTTTGTCTCCAATCAATAGTCTGCCTAGTGCTAGAGTCACTATCGAGAAGGAGATTTGTTCCAGCTACATTTATATTAACTTCGCCTTGAATTTGCTCAAGAAACGTAACAGGAGCAGAAAAATTTACTACTCCAGTTGCATTATTAGTATTATTAACGTCAAACGTTAAATCTCCGTCTGCGTCAAGTGTTAAAAACCATTGATTCACATTGTTTCTTCGAATATCAAAAACTTGTCGAGCGGAAGAATCTGCATCGTAAACAACATTTGATCCTGCGATATTGAAGAATGTCCAGCTTTGAACTGTCATACCTCCAGCAACTTTCAAAGCGGCATTAGTGTCAATGGCCGTGGGTGCAGTTGTATTTGTTATGTCAACGACGCCGTCAAGTTCAACGGGGCCGCCAAAAAAGTTAGTTGCTCCGACGTCAGGAAGATATAAACCCCACTCATTCGTAGCCATAGTGGGGCCTTCATAAGCGGCGTGAATCAAGTAAGAATTAGTTACGGCAGGAGCATCTGAGTTAGCATTATTATCGTCAACAAGAACTTTTAACCCATAAGCATTAGTCCAAGAGCCGCCAGTTCTTTGAACTTCTATATCTGCTCCGTATATATCGGTTCCTCCTGCTGAGGTTGATATAGAATTAGTTTGAAGCTTTAACCCTGCTATTTCGGTGATAGCGTTTGCGGAAGATTGGTTAATGATACCAAAATAACCATAAAGATTAGTTACGGTTCCTGTGCCAGTGGCTTGATTCGAAATCTCACTAGAAATACCTCTGGACTCGGTGGTGGTTCCTGCAGTGTGGTTATTTTGCTGAAATACTCGCAAGCCATTAACTATATCGCTGTCTCCAGTATTTCTAACATCAATATACCCACCGTAAAGGCGATGTTCGTTATCCGTAGTGCCCATATTAGCACTAGAATCTACATCAATAAACAGCCCTCTTTTAAGTATATCTCCTGTAAGTTCAGGAGTATCTCCGGATACATTATAGTCTACTAAGAGAGCAGAACTACTTGTACCACTTGAGTCATTTACACTAATATTAGAGCCAGTTGCAGAAGTAGGGTTAAATTCTACGATACTATCAGATCCATCATTCTTTTTTAAGAATAATTTTCCGTCAAACGTATTTACAGCAAGTTCACCCAGCTCTAAATCACTAGTGCCAGGAGTTACGCCCGTAGAGGAGGATCTTTTTAGTTTTATAGTTGTCATCTAGTTCTCTTTTTTATAACAATTTTTACAGGGAAAGCTTTTGCAATTGCTCTGTCAACTTTTTTTTCGATTGTAATTCGAGTTACCATTATGAGTAGGTGCCACCATCAAGAGTAGTAATGGCAACCGTATTGGTGCCTGCAGTGTAGCTAAATGTAGTTGCATCAAATGTAAGACTAAACCCAGAAGTTACTGCTTCAGTATTTGTGCCATCTCCTACAGTCCAGCTAGTATACGCATCATACTCTGTAGACAGCGGAATATTGTAGAAGGTGGCGCCATCGTTTGTAAAACTCCATCGAGTTGCGCTCTCGTCCCACAATAGTTGAACATTCGTAGAGCTTCCTCTCTCAATCTCAATACCGGCATCTTGGTTAGCGGCAGGAGTTCCTGTAGCATTATTATTTAAAACAATTAAGTTATCATCTACAGTAAGAGTTTCTGTATTTAGAATTGTTTGCGTGCCATTTACAGTCAAGTCTCCGGTTACTGTAAAGTCTCCTCCTGCCGTTATAGCTACCCCATTACCGATAGTAGTCGCAGTATCTATTTGAGGCAGTCGAGCTTCTAAGTTTCCAACACTAACATCATCGTTAGTATCTGTGGAATCAATAGTAACGGTAGAGCCAGAAGTGGTTATTGTAGTAGCCCCACTTTCTGCAAAAGTAAGAGTATCCGTATTACTTGCGGCTGTTACGCTTGTTTGGCCCGAAACTGCAACGGTTTTAAATATATTCTGAGAGCTACCACGGTCTGTGTTTGTTACACTTACAGATCCAGTAGCACTTGCATTTGTAGATAGACCGGTTCCTGTTGTAATATCAAGAACACCATCGTTAGCAATAGCTACATCATTATCTGAAATTGTAGTCGTAATTCCTGTGCCACCACTAAAAGTCAGTGTTTGTCCTGTAGTAAACGTATCAGTATTCGGAGTTCCTTGGTTGTCACTAATAGTGAAAGAGCCAGAAGGAATTGCAGCAAATGACAGATTGCCTGAAGCGTCGGTAGTTAGAAACTGACCATCAGAAACTGTAGCAGGTAGAGTAAGAGTTAGGTTAGCTGCTAAAGCATTTGGAGATTTTACTCGAACATAGTTGGAACCATTATTCGTAGCTTCTCGCAGTTCTACGTGTCCACCAACTGTTGCGCTATTTTCAATAATTAAGTTATTCGGAACAGCAGAGCTGCCTTCGAGCATATCAATATATGCCTTACCACCAATAACGTCAATATCTCCTGTACCGCCTCCAGGCCTACCAATATAAAGATAGTTGCTATTTGAAGAGTAAGCTAATTCTCCGTTCTCTAGTGTAGAAGGGGACGCCGCACTTGAACTTCTTTTAATTTTAATAATCTGGGTCATTGTATAATCCTATGTAGGCTAAAAAGCCCCTCCGTCTAAAGTATCCGAGTTTCCAGTACCCAGCGCTACTGGGACCCATTGAAAAACATTAGACGATGTTTCTCTATAAATATAAAAATTTTCGTTTGTTGTATTATACCAAAGATCGCCCTCTTCAACATTATTTCCTGTAGGGGTTTCTGATCCTCGAAAACTTTGGTCTGCAAGCTGCTCAAGAGCATCCTGCAAGTCTGTAGCTGTTATCGTATTATATGGCGTTACAGCAACTTTCGAAGAGAGAACATTTCCTCCCGTTGAAATTACGTCTTCACCGTTAATAGATAATTTACCATTTTGATAATCAAACTTAAACGACATAATATACCTCTGTATAGTCAACCTTAGCTGACCAAACTGTTCTATTTGTAGATGCTGGAGTCACTAATACTCTTAATGTGTCGTCTGTGTCATCTACTTCTATTGCTGCATCGAAAACAGCATTTTCTGTGCCAAGTACAAATTTTCCAGTGCTGCCTATAATTCTTGAAGTATTCCCGTCTCTTTCTGCCACTCCATTAATTTGAAACGCGCAAGACTCGTTAGTAACAGTATCTTTTCCAGAGATTAAAGCATCAAAAGCCAAAGACGCATTTTCAGTTATTCCTAATGTTCCATCTGGAGTAGTTCTAAAAAATATTTCTGTTTGAGAAGTAGTCGTTGTCTCTCCTCCATAAACCGCAGTTCCAGAAGTCGATGTAGTAACTACACTATTATCTCCTCCCACATATGTATTTACAAGAGTAACGTCTTTTACAACTTTTAACTTTCCAATTAATAAAGTATTAACTTTTCCGCCATTTGTAACTTCTTGAAAATCATAATTGTAAGTTCCTACCGCGATATCAGTCTGTAGCGGGGTCGCAGTAACCGTAACTAAACCGTTTGCGCCTCCCGAAATTGGACCCAATTGAAGAGCCGCTTGTTCATCAGACTGATCTATATCACTTTTTAAAGTTAGCCAATACTCATTTGAAGTTACGTCAAGATTCGTATTATCTTCGTTTCGAATAGTAATTTCAAAAAACCAAGTGTCTCCTCTAACTTGATTTGGAAAATTATATGCAGTAAAAGCCATTAGTCTATCTCATAAATATCTGCAGAAAATGTCTGCGTTTCTATATTTGCTGTAACACTTTGCTCATAGTCTACTGCAATAGAGTAACTATCTTGCGAAAGAGCTACGGATACAACGTTTTCGATAGTATCTACTGTAATTTGCTCTCCTACATAACGAGTTCCAAGACCTCCCCCTCGGAAGCCTCGAGTAGCGATTGCTAGTCTGAAATTCTCTCCACTACTCATTATACTGGATTCTTATAGACTCTATCGCCTGCTTGTGAAATAGGTAGATTAGTGTTTGAAGTCACTACAAGGGCCTTTGTGATAATGGGCAAAGAACCTATACGATAAGTAAATATATCGTAGGTCCCAGAAGCAAGACTAAATGTTTGAGAGGCATTTACTTTTTCTATTGTTACTTCTTTAGTATTCGAACCTACTAAAACAGCCCCAAATGAAGTGCCTGTTGTGCTATCCACAGGGATACTTGTAGTGGTAGGTGTTCCATTTACTGTAAACTCATCAAAAAGTTGTAAAGTAGGGTTGTCAGAATTATCTCGAACTGTAACTCTTAGCGTATCGCCGTCCGCCAAATTTATAGTCGATAAATCAGCTCCGGCCCCCACACTATTTATAGCAGTTACAGTAGCTGCATTATACTCTATGTATACGCTTGCTGTATTTGTCTGTGTGATCGCCGCAACAGTTTCTACGCCAGCAGCTTCCGTAGAAGAAGCCCCTCCAGTAAAGAGGGAAGGATTTTCGTAAACTCGAACTTCGGTATTTCCAAGTAGGCCCGTGACGTTAAGATCAAAGCTTTGCTGAAGAACCACAGTACCTGAGCCTTCGTTTCTATATGAGGGCAGTGTGGGGGTAGAGACATTTATTGTTAAAGTTTGTCCCGCTGATACATTGACTAATATGACTTCGGAATCTCCGGAAGTGGAAGCAGTTCCATTTACATTTACAGTGGAATATGTACCAGAAAACGTGCTGTTCCAGTCAATACTAGTGCTAGAAGTTACATTTCCATAGTCTACTGCATGAGAAGTGCCTTCTCCTACAAAGCTGCAACTGTCAATATTATTTGCTGTTGCGATTGTTGACACCAAAGCAGTATCTGCTCGAGTATTTTCAAAACTACAATTAACAAAGCTACCTCCACCTTGAGTTACTTGATCACAACGTCGAAATGTAGTATCATCAAGGTCTGCATTGCTCTGAAAAATAAATGTTCCCATATCGTTAAAGGAACATCCATTTAATTTTAATACCGTTGGATTGTTAAACGATTCCACATTACCACGGGTTGCAGCAGGAGCATCTCCAGACACAATACGAGAGTCACGAATTGTAAAGTTACAAGTGAGGTTTGTTATTGTTATGTTAGAATTTGCGTTTCTGAATTCAATTCGTGTAAAGTCGCTGTATGTTAAAAATTCATCTGAAATGGTAATATTATCGTTTGCTGAATTAAAGTTAACAGCCGATGCAGAAGTTCCTAAACTAAGAATGCCCTTGAGACGAAAACCCTTATCGCCCGGAATATTCTCCCCTTGAAATTGTCCAAACTTGTGATAACCCCCACTCTCAGCGACTCCGTTTGAGGGCGTTCCTCCAGCATCGTAATCATTATAATCTGCGGCCTGAGAAAAGTTTGCGGCGGTTGACGATAGTGGATTCGTATTATCAACAGAAGTAAGTGTACCTCCCGTACAAGAGAAGGTATGTCTGCCATAACGTATATTGTCCATACCCAAAACGGCAGGACGCCTCAATGTTACAACCTGTTCATAAAGCCAGCCTACATGAGAGGGGTTGTTCGCAGTAAAACTTCCTCTCGAATCTCCTGTCCCTGAGTTTCTGGGGTCTACGGTTCTATGGTTCCATCCACCAAAAAGGTCAACATCTTGACCCCCTACAGAATAAGAACGATAAGATCCGGACCCGCTTCCTAAACAAATTTGTTCTCCTGCAAAACCAGAGGTTGCTCCTCCAACCGTATCTACTGCGGTTGGTGCAGGAACAAGAGACCAGAAAGCAAAAATATTTCCTGCCGTTGCTGTAACCTGCGCTCTTCCGTCTGAAACATAATTTAACACAAGAGATACAGAGGCACCACTAGCGGTCGCACCATTTGTTGTTAAAGAGTCTCCGCCTGACAGATATATGTCACCATCGCCATTAATTCGGTTATTACCACCACCGGCTGTATAACCATTCATTTCAACAATATTAGACGTACCACCGTTATTCCCCGTAGAGTTGGCAGTAGTCCAAAGATGTGTTAAATCTGTTGCGTAAGTACCGGCCATAATTAACTCCTCGTAAGCGTAGTAGTATTACTATCAGGCTGGCCAATAGTAATTGTTACGCCGCCAACAGTAATGCTGGTGTCTGTAATAGATGCGACATTGGATGCGTCGAGACCTGCAAGTCTCCACAGCTCAAGAACCTTACCTTCCATATCATCAATCATTTCTTGATTCACCATCTCATTTACTACAGTTGCTCCAGTAGTGCTATCTACAAACTTACCAACACCACGAGCTACCATTATACCATTTGTGCAGCTCGCGTCAAATGTGAGAGAGCCGGGATTTACTTCTACAGTGACACGATCTGCCGCATTGTTAGAATCTTTAATTGTGAGTCCACCATTATAACCACGAACTGACAGTTGCGCCGTTCCAGTGGCGTTCATACTAATCGTAGGACGGTCTGTTCCTGGAATATTACTTACACAGTTTTTGAGAAGAACTACAGCCCCATCTTGACACGTAAGATCTCCGTCTAAAGCACAGTTTTCATAAACTCCTTCGAGCTGTGCCGTGTCAAGGACTATAGAGTCTCGAACAATAACTGCCGAACCGTCTACAAACGCTCCTTTGATCTTTACATTCTCGAACTTTGAGTTCTTTACGTTTTGTCCATTCAGATCTACCTCCGGCAGACCTACTCCTTTGAGAGTATAATTCTTAAAGTTTCGAGTGAGCGTGACGTCTCCGATAAGGTTAATTACTCGAATACCGTCTGCTTCTGCTCGATCTTTTGCGTCATTGAGAACATTATAAGGACTTTCCTGAGAGCCATCACCATTCTGTGCTAATTCTGTATTTACCCACAGTTCTTTTTCAATGTTTCCAATATAGTTTACTAAGTGTCCAAAAGTGCCGTCAGTATTGTGGTCTGAGTATGCTTCATCCCAAACGGCATCGGCGATCTCTGAAGCAGTTGGACCGGCTGCTGAAGTAAGAGTTCTAGTTGGGTATTGCCATACATCAGCCGCTGTAGCGCCTCCTGAACTTCCAGAAGTAGTTTCAGCAGTCGTAACAAGAGAAGCAACCTGAGCAGGAAATTGAATAACTCCGTTATTATCAAAATATGCGGAGTCAAAATTATCTGAGAAGAGAACACCTGTAACTTTCACTTTTGTAAGATCAATATAGAGTTTCCAGTTGTTAATAAGAAAGTAAATATCTCCGGCTCTTTGACCGGAAACAGTGCTGTCTCCACCAATTGTTCTAATTGCAGGAAGCCACCCAGCATTATCTGGCATAGATTTTACCCATTCTTTCCAGTCAGAGTAAACATCTGTTTTAATATCAAGTTCGGTTACGCCTTCGTTTACGCGAATAATACGGTTCTCTCCATCAAAAGTTACCTTATGATAGAGAGTCCATAAATCCCAGTAGTTGAAGTGGGCCGCAACTTGAAACATCTTACTGCACGATTTCTTTCCAGTTCACCGTAACCATTAACTTAACGTCGTCATGAAGAGCTGTCCGAGTCTTCGCAAAGAAAGACCAAATTATACGAGATCCATAGAATCCCTTAATTTTTGCAGTGCCAGTAAATGCGCCTGCAGACGACAGATCTGCGGGAGTAGTAAGAGTTTCATCAGTATACAGCTCTGCGGTTGTAAGCCCTGTTACTTTCAGATAGTAAGTGCCATTATAGTCACTAACTGAAGAACCCAAAATTTCTACCTTACCAGCATAACGGTTTGTATTTAGAGGGAATGTTACTTCTTGAGGCTCTCGTAAGAGTAAGAGAGGGTCAGAAATAGTAATTACCGCAGGACTCGCTGCTGTGATACCAGTAATAGTGTTTTCTTTTGTTCCACCATCTTCTGAGAAGTTCTTGACAGAACCATACTGGTAGTTATTGTAAGTGTCTGTTAATTCGGCTTGATATCTTCCAGAAAACATTTCTTGAAGAAAAACCTTTCCGCCTTCATAGCTTGTTCCGGCAGTTGACTGTTCTACTGTGGTTCCCGAAATAGCACTGAAAGAATGCCCAGAATGTTGAGAGTTAATTTCTGCTTTAAGATCAATGACCGCATCAAGCGTTCCGGCAGCGCTAGTTGCTATTCCATTATCAAAAGCATAAGCACTAATAGAAGTAGGCATGTATAAAGTTCTATTTACAACACCTGTGTCGATTGTTTCATTTGGAGAGAGCGAGAAAAGATACTGCCAGTTATCACTAATGTTTGCTGTAACAGTAGTGTGACTGCTAGCGTAAGTTGAAGGCTTACCTGCCGTACTTAAATCCTTATCTGTCTCTGTCCATACACTTACAGACCAAGTTTCAAGATAAAGTTCTTGAGTAGTAGTTCCACTAGACTTGTTTGAGAAACATACAGGCAATGAAGCTGTCTGAGTCATCGCATACTCGTAATTATTTCCATGATAGTAGGAATGGCATACAATTCTTTGGCCGTCAATGTAAGTTCCAAAACGCACACGACCAGATCCGTGCCACTGAACATCAATCCACCAAATATTATCTTTTGATAGATCTATTACAGCTTGTGAATCGCCGCTGCCATCGAGTTTATCTCCATTCCAATCATTTCGAGGTATAATTAAATCCTTACCTCCACGATCTGCAATTGCTGTCGAAGAATTGCTTCGAATAACGGCGCAGAATCCAGTATTGTCAATCGCACTAGAACCTCCAGTTCCTAGCACAAAGAAGAAACCATTGTTCGCATCGAACATACCCCATCGACGAGTGGAGCCCGTCTGAGTAGGGTTATTCAAAGCACAGGTAGACATATAAAGATGTGATGAACCTGGAAAATAGTGGTGATAGGTATTTGAAGTCATACCGGCAAAAGCCGACGCCGCATCAAAAGTCACAGGGGCCGTTGGAGTAGGATCAATACCTATTCTTACTGACTTACGATCTCCACTCCAGTCTGTGTATCCTCCGTCAAAGCCTACCGTAGAAAAGTTATCTTCGAGCTTATCTTCTTGTCCAAATACATAATCACCGAGGTGAGTTGCGCCTGATACACGAAGCTTACCCCAAGCATCGAGCTGGGGCAGTCCTTCCTCGAATCGAACTTTAGCTGAGCCGGTAATATCAACATCCAAACCATATTCTGGATTGTCATACCCCATAATATTTGTTGTAGGAATATATACATCATATGCCGCAACTACGGACGCTTTCTGATCTCCATCTAAACTAATTGTTGCAGCTGCGCTTGGATTAGTATTCTCAAATTTAGCTGTCTTATTGTAGTGAACTGCTAATATACCTGTGTCTGACGTTTTCTCATATACACCGTGAACGTGAACCTTTCCGAAAGCACCTCCAATATCGTATCGAGTACCAATCTTCCACTCGTGAGTAGTTCCTCGTGCTGTATCGAGTGCCTGTTTGCCGTTATACTCGATTTCGGCAGTATGTACCATGTACATACGATCACCGGTGCTCTCCGGAGGAATACGAGAAAACCGTCTTGCGCCTGTATCAGATGTTCCACCTGCCATTTAATTACTCCTTTTCGACTAGAAGTTTAGCGAGTTCTTGCTTGACTACGCTGTAATACTTTACTACCTCTAGGGCTTCGAAATCCGTTGCTTCGCCTCTTAGCGCCGCGTTGACAAACTTGTCAAAAAATTCTATTGATTCTTTTAAATCTTCCATTGTTATACCAAAAGTAAAGCGGGGCGAACCCCGCATAAGTTATTAAGAGTTGATAGGATCGCTGTAGTTTCTTTCGAGAGCTGAAGTAATTGTCAACGTTTTCGAAGCAACTTCTTCAATTCCGTTTGTAATAGTAGTATTTACATACTGTGCTTTGTTCAAGCCTACACAAACAAATACTACATCAGCATCGGTTCCTGCTGTTTTGGCTCCACCCTCTGTTTCACCATCGTAATCATAAACAAAATTCAATGTACCATCGCTCTTGCCCACAATACTGTAGGCTACAGAAGCGGATGCAGCTTCTTCGAATGGATCATCTGAATCAATTGTAATTGTAGTAGCATCATTATCTGTAATAAAGTAGCTACCTACAAGAGGTGCTGGAGCAGTTACACGAAGAACCTTGCCAATTAAGTCATCAATAGTGTAGCCACTAACACCAGTAAGAACAGTCGCACCTGCAGAAGCTACAGAAGCTCCTGTTCCACTTGTGTTTCCTGAAGCAAGACCTGGGGCACCTTGGTGAACAAAACCTTCCACATTTCCTGCGGCTAGCTCGCCTCCGGTATCTGCAGTAACTAGAATCGCATTTCCACTTCCGAACTCATTACCGCTTCCCAAATCATCGTAGAAGAGGAAGAATTCTGCATTTGCGTCGTTGATAAGGTTATCATTAAACTGAAGTGTAATTGTAGACTTGAAGGGGAATGCTCGCTCAGTGCCTGTATTATCTACAAACTGAACATCGTTAATGTCATTCGCATTAAAGTCTTCGATTGCTACACCAGTGCCTCCTGCAGGCGCACCTGTAGAGGTTTGTGCGATTGTTTTTAGATCTGGACCTACAAAACGCAATAGAACATCGGCGGTGTTTCCAATGTATGTCCCACTGTCAGTTCCAGTAGCGCCCGAAATATCAACAGACTGACGAAGCATATACTGAACAAAAGAATAAATCTGAGACTTCGTTGGATTGGCACCACTATCATCATCGTTTGCGTCGATAATTACACCAAAGTTAAAGCTTGAAGCACCTACAGCCACAGACTGAGCTGTCGCGTAGTAGTCAATCGCCATATCGCTGTAAGGAGCAGTATTCGGAAGACCAGAACCTCCACTATTAATAGAAGTATCGAGCAAAGTAATATCTGGGTCAACCGCTTCAGAGAGCGGGAATCGGAATACTTGGTTTGTAAGAGCACTTACACCAATATCTGATTTTGTAGACTTTCCGTAAGTAAATCCTGTAATTACTGAAAGAATTGTTTCTGGAGCAGAACGAATAAATACTGCGAAAGTATCGGCATCCTGAGTGAAGTCGTCTCCAGCATTTTCGAAAATAAGAACAGGCTCATTTACAGGACCGTCGTATGTAAAATCAACTTTAGTTTCTGAGTTAAACTGATAATATACACGGTGATTATTCTCAATATTACCTAGAGTTACAACGCCCATATACGTTCGATTCGGAGTTGTAGCGCCTGAAGCAATCTCGGACCAGCCACCATTTCGAATCAACGGAATTGAATCGTTGAGAGGTGAGTCGCCTGAGTTAGTAAGCCTCCAGCCTTCGATAAATTCGAACTGCTCCGAAGTAATTGCTACCATCGGGAATGGATACTTAATTAAATCTGTTTCTACTTTCCATTGCTCTTTTAGAAAAGAGTAGAGAGTTTGTAAATCAACTCCGCCCTCTGAACCAGATACGGAGCCAGCATCTTCAAGCTCGTTCGCCACATCTGTCCATAAGGAATCGTCAATTAGTTCAATAGTTTTGTTAGTCAAATTAAAGTGAACATTACCGTCGGGGGTAGCGTTACTTGCGTTAGTCGACCGACTTAACTTATCTGGATCACTAATTCGTGCCATTTTAGTTTCTCAATAGCCTTGCGGCGCTCGTGGCTAGATAGCCTAGGATATGGTTCTAGTAACGTCTTTTACGACCTTTACCTTACCAATAAGCAGGGTTTGTACATTCCCTGTGTCATCAATTTGTTGAACATCGTAATTATATGTTTTTGGCTCTAAAGTATTTGTCTGAGTATCTGTTGCGTTTATAAACACTATTCCTGCAGCAGCATCAACTCCGGAAGAAGTTGCGGTAACTTGAAGATCACCGGGATCTGCTGCATCTATATCAGATTTTAGGGTAAAGTAATAGGTATACCCTGTAATGTCAACTACAGAGTTGTCTTGAGTCACGGAAAGTTTGATTGTCCAATCATCTCCTCTCACTAGAGGATTGAGGTCTTTTGCGGTAAATGACATAGAAGGCTCTATACGTAAACTTGCCCAAACAAAGTTTTGAACTTTTAGTGCTATTTTAAAGAATTATAGCCTATGGGAGATGCTATGTCAAGATATATTTTTTGAAGGTTATATTTCAGAATCTATTTCCAGCTATCCTTATTATATTCGCCCATATCAAATATTATTTTTTCTTGCTCGTATACATAATTTGCAGTTTCTTCGCTAAAATATATGTTAGTTATTTGGTGGCCATTTGAATCGTATTTATCTAAAATATTTTCGTTTTTACCCGTCCAGTTACCGTCTTTATAGTGTCTAATTTCAAGTTGCTCCCACCTATCGGGGTTTGTTTCTTTTGCCTGCTGTAATTGAGGAATTTTTAAAAAATCTTCAACTTGATTCTCCATTCTAATAACGTATGTAGGCAGATACCCGGTTTTAAACTTAAAGTAGTGAGAGTCCGAATCCGCATACTTTGTATAATGGCTATTAAATACATAATCATCAAAACTATCGAGGTCTGATCGACCATCCTTGACTACGTTTAACCATCCAGATATCATTCTAGTATATGGATTTCGTATACAGCATACTATATCAAAGTGCGAAAACTCTGGAGGCACATATTGTGAGTGCTCAAATTGTCCCATAGTATAGGTCACAGGCTCCGCCCGAGAGTGATATGTTCTTGGCACTTCGTCTAGTGCGTTGGCAATAAATGAGTAACCCCCTCTAGAGCCACAACCCCCAGTTGCCCAAAAGTTAATTGAATTATTTACAAATACATTACTCATAAAAAGTTTCCGGTTTAGTGTTCCAAAGATTTATTGCAACTGCTTTTCTACTGCCTTGTTTTACCATTGTAACGGCATGCATCTGAGAAGCATCAAATATTATTAGTCTATTAAATTTAGGTCTTATTAGATCGTATATAACAGGGTTTGCTACAAAGTTTTTAGTTTCCCAAATTTTCAAGTTTCCGCCAACTACTTCATCGTTTTCACGGCAAGGATAAAAAATTGTGCCTACCATAGGACAGCTTACTTGTCCAGTTCTATGAAACAGAGATTCATCTTTATCAAAATGTTTATTAAGATGATAAAATTCGCCTCCCTGCTCTACTTCTCTTCTATCCCCCGCAACGTAACTACCTGTCCAATACTCAAACCCCTCTATATCTTCTTTATTCAGGGTAGGAAGCGGAGAGTTCTCTATCCATATGTAGTTTATTAGCTGGAGGTAAGGATTTATGGAGTCATAAGTAGACCCAAAAGGGGCCCAAGTATATGGACTAGGCCAAGTCATATTAGCGTCTTCAAATTTGTTTAAAAGGTTTTGATCTTTTATAAAATTGTCAATTATTATCACAATGTATAGTCCCCATAGCTGTCTCCGCTATTTAGTCTTTCGGTCCACATTGTCAGACTATACTTGTCTCCTGAAATTAAATCTAAAGATTCGTGGGGGTGTGTTACTTGTCCCGGCCACAATAACATATCACCTACTTTTAAGTCTAAGTTACTTACTTCTTGTCTGGGAAAATTTAAAACGCCGCCTTCATAGTTATCGTTTAATTTCATACTTCCTGTGACTAATGACATATCGTTATGTAGCCTTAAAGACTTTTGAGTATTTAAAGTATATTTTATTGTAAATAAGTCTCTTATATTATACATAGTTAGTTTAGGCCAGTAATTTTGACAAATAGGGACAATAACATTATAGTATTTTTGAATATACTCGTTTAATAAAAGTTTATCAATTTGATCTAGTCTTACTTCTTGTGCGGGGTATGAGTCCGTATCTAAAGGCTTAAAGGGAAATCTGTTAGTTTCTTCTATAACTTTATCACACCAGTCTCGTGAAAATAAATTTTCTATAACTATCATATCGGGGGATATAGATCTCATAACATAATCACTATATTTTATATTTTTTGTGGAACTAAGAGCATATAAATTATCAAGAGCTCTTTTAGTGTATTCTCCCCCATTTCCATGAACAACGCAAGTTGTGCAATTAGTCTCTGTATTTACTATCCAATTATTTTTTGTAATTGAAGTATTTTCTTCTAGTCCTGACAGGCATAGAAATATATAGCTCTCGTAGTCTAAAGATACCCAATCTAAGTTATTTAAGTATCTTTTTTGCGCATACAATTGGTCATCTTCATGGTCTTGTATTTCTGGAGCAAAAAGTTCTTTTAAGTACTTTACAGTTCCTATGTAAGTTCCGCTGTTTAAAAATTTATATCCTCCAGTTTCGGGGAATAGCTCAGAAATACTTTTATCTGGCCAGCAAGTTTTTTCCGCCGAAAAAACAATTTCTTTTTTAAAATTAAAATACCTATTTAGTATTTCATCATAAGAACTATTTATAAAAGTATCATAGCCATCTACAAACATTACAATATCATTATCGTTTAAGGTTTCTAAGAAACTTTTTACTAAATTAATTTTTTGACCCCCACCAGGGCCTTTGGCCATATTTCCGCCTTTCCATTCTACCCCTTCCCCTAAATTTATTATATTATCATTTTTGTTTAATAATAAATGTGCTTTGCTTGGGTCTGTAGCTACAGTTAATATATGGAAATTAAAATCTTCCCATATATCTTCAATACTTTCTGTCTCGCTGTTTTCGTAAGCCCCTTTAACGGGCTGTATAAGATTATTTTTAAAAGCTGCAACTTTGAGTGAATGATTCGCATTCATATACTCCCATCTATGAACTCCTAGTATAGCGGGAACTATTTCATCGGTGGGTATTAGTGGGTGGGTATTAAAATATTCTATTAAAATTTTTGCTACTTTAGGGGTTATAACATAAGCACAACACCAGTAACAAAATTCTGGAATGACTAAATCCTTGTTTATAGGGGTAGGAGACCCCTCAACAGGTCTTCGAGCCAAGTATAAAAAATCAAAATCTTTTATATAAGCAGAGGCTTTATTTAAATAATCAGGATCTACTACTTCTACATCGTCTTCTAGAATTAATATAGGTTCGTTTAACTCTAAACACTTTTTCCAACAAACTATATGAGATAAAATACAGCCTACTTCTCCTTTAGTAAAGCGCCTATTCCAACTAGGGTCTCTCCAATACCTATCAACGTGATAGGGGATAATACTTTCTGGAGAAAGAGTTTTTCCGTCTAGGGCAACAATTCGCTCTGCTTCAGGAAATTGATATTGCATTAAGTCTTTTTTTGTGCTGCATCTATCTAAATTAATAAAAAAAGATTTCATTTAGGTATAATCCTTAAAAAGAGGGGTATAGCTTGACATTATACTTAAATTAAGATATAATGTCAAGAACTATTTTTACGCTAGGTTTCCAATTTTTACTCTAAGGCTGCCGCCGTTATAAATTTTCATTCCTCCAGAGGTTAGCTCAACCCTTTCGTTTCCTGTTTCTAGCTTAATACTATCCATATTGACAATACCACTGCTTCCCGTAAGAGCAGTTAAATTAGGATTACTAGCGGCGGAATTTTGATTTTGATAAGGTATTCCTGTTATTGCATCCCAATATATAGAATTTGTTAAAACCGTGCTTAAACCTGAAAAATTCTTAATAGCAGTAGTTCTTTCTGTATTTGTATCAACATTAGAGTCAAAACCAATTACTACATAAGGAGCGTCCGCACCGGGGGAGCCCTGTTCACCTTTAATACCTACGTCGCCGCCAGTTCCTTTAGGTCCTATTGTTCCTTTAGGTCCCTGAGTTCCTTTAGGTCCTTGGTCACCTTTAGGACCAGGGTCTCCTACAACTCCTTTAGGTCCTATTACTCCTTTAGGTCCTCGAGTTCCTTTAGGTCCTTGGTCACCTACAGTTCCTTTAGGTCCTATTGTTCCTTTAGGTCCTTGGTCACCTACAGTTCCTTTAGGTCCTATTGTTCCTTTAGGTCCTCGATCACCTTTAGCACCGGGGTCTCCTTGAGTTCCTTTAGGTCCTATTGTTCCTTTAGGTCCTTGGTCACCTACAGTTCCTTTAGGTCCTCTTGTTCCTTTAGGTCCTAATACACCTTTAGGTCCTCGATCACCTTTAGCACCGGGGTCTCCTTGAGTTCCTTTAGGTCCTAATACTCCTTTAGGTCCTCGATCACCTTTAGCACCGGGGTCTCCTTGAGGTCCTTTAGGTCCTAATACACCTTTAGGTCCTATTGTTCCTTTAGGTCCTTGGTCACCTTTAGCACCGGGGTCTCCAACAACTCCTTTAGGTCCTATTACTCCTTTAGGTCCTATTACTCCTTTAGGTCCTATTACTCCTTTAGGTCCTTGGTCACCTTTAGGTCCTTGGTCACCTACAGTTCCTTTAGGTCCTATTGTTCCTTTAGGTCCTCGATCACCTTTAGCACCGGGGTCTCCTTGAGGTCCTTTAGGTCCTAATACACCTTTAGGTCCTATTGTTCCTTTAGGTCCTTGGTCACCTTTAGGTCCTTGGTCACCTACAGTTCCTTTAGGTCCTATTGTTCCTTTAGGTCCTCGATCACCTTTAGCACCGGGGTCTCCTTTAGCACCGGGGTCTCCTACAACTCCTTTAGGCCCCTGCTCTCCTTTTTCTCCCTGCAAGTAACCACTTACCGTCCACTCTGCCCTAGGAGCTTGACTTATGGTGGGGGCAACAGCAGTGGCTATAAAATAGTAATCACTTATAGCTACTGCTTCTGTATACCAGTTTGTTACAGTTCCGTTTGCTTGCGTAATTCTAAATCCGGAACTTACAGAAGAGGAGCCCCCATTCATATCAGGCGCAAGAGGGGGATTATCTCTATCTACAGTAGCATTACCATTTAAGTTATCATTGAGTGTGCCATCGTAATATATTATAAATACAGCGTCTCCGGGAGATCCTTTTACGCCACTTGAACCTTTTGGCCCTGTGTCTCCTTTAGGTCCTGCAGATCCTTTAGGCCCTGGATCACCTCCCGTCCCTTTAGGTCCTATTGTTCCTTTAGGTCCTTGAGTTCCTTTAGTTCCTTGTTCTCCTTTAGGGCCGTCATCTCCTACAATACCCTTGGCACCTGCATCACCTTTAGCACCGGGTTGTCCTTTAGCGCCGGGGTCTCCAACAACACCTTTAGGTCCTATTGTTCCTTTAGGTCCTCGATCACCTTTAGCACCGGGGTCTCCTTTAGGGCCGTCATCGCCTACAATGCCTTTAGGTCCTACTGTTCCTTTAGGCCCTTGAGTTCCCTTAGGCCCTTGAGCTCCCTTAGGTCCTTGATCACCTTTGGGACCATCATCACCTACAATGCCTTTGGCTCCTGCGTCGCCTTTCTCTCCTGCATCTCCTTTAGGACCATCATCACCTACAATGCCCTTATCTCCAGAACCTCCTTTATCTCCTGCATCACCTTTAGCACCGTCATCACCTACAATGCCTTTGGCTCCTTGACCTCCTTTATCTCCTGCATCACCTTTAGCACCGTCATCACCTACAATGCCTTTGGCTCCTTGATCTCCTTTAGGCCCTTGATCGCCTTTAGGACCATCATCACCTACAATGCCTTTGGCTCCTTGACTTCCTTTAGGCCCTTGATCTCCTTTAGGACCATCATCACCTACAGTGCCTTTGGCTCCTTGATCTCCTTTAGGCCCTTGATCTCCTTTAGGACCATCATCACCTACAGTGCCTTTGGCTCCTTGATCTCCTTTAGGCCCTTGATCGCCTTTAGGGCCGTCATCTCCTTTAGGGCCTTTAGCGCCTGGACTTCCTTTAGCTCCTTGATCTCCTTTAGGTCCTTGATCGCCTTTAGGTCCTCGATCGCCTTTAGGGCCTTTATCTCCCGGATCACCTTTATCTCCCGGATCACCTTTAGCTCCTGGATCGCCGTCAGGACCTTTTTCGCCTTTGTCTCCTGGACCTCCCGGCTCCCCTTTGGGACCGGGGTCTCCGTCTCCGCCCTTGGGACCCGGATCACCTTTAGGACCCGGACCGCCTTTTTCCCCGATAGATCCTTTAGCGCCCTCTTTTGATTTTGAGAAAGTTTGGAAAGACTCTACATCTGTATTAATGTTTTCAACATTTATGGAAAAATCAATGAATCCAGTATCTGCAGTAAGGGCAGTAATTGGACCAAATACAAGAGAGTCTCCTGATATAGTAGGAGTTGCTGCAGTAACATTTGATGTAGTAGTGCTTACACTAAATTCATCTGTTCCAGGAGTTCCTGTTACAGGAGTAAGAGGATTGCCCCCTCTATACACTTCAATCGTTGTGCCAGATCCTGTAAAGTTTGGATTATTTCCATCGGCATCAGTAGGCACAGTATGCGCTGAGTTAGTATTAACAATTGTAATACCCGCTTTTGCATCAATACCAATAATAGAAATTGTGTCAAAGGCAAGCTCACTTTGATCTCCGTCTGATACTCCTACGCGAATTTGATTATTTGTGAAAGGACTACTTGGAATTGTGTAAGCTTTTGTAGCTGTAGAACTAAATACGGTGTCATCAGTAAATCCATCCCCTGTAAATTTAAAGAAAGGAGTATCTACATTTTGTGCAGTTGCCGTAAGTGTTAATGTTCCGCTAGGATCTGGAGTTCCATCTGTATATACAATCGAATAGTCAGGCGACGTAAGTTTTACTGCTGCAGCATCTGCGCCTCCCGCTCCCGGTTCTCCTTTGGGACCTTCTACGCCTTCGAATGATTTTGAGAAAGTTTGTGTGCTTGTAAATGTTTGAGTAACGTCTGTGCCCTCTGCTTGAATTACATAGGTAATACTTGCAGTTGCCGCTGACATTGCAGAGGCGGCGCCCATAATAAACTGCTTATTCGTGGCGTCAAGAGTGGGACTAGAATCTGCTGTAATATCCGTGTCATTAACCTGGCTTACTCTAAACTCTCCTGTTCCCGGAGTTGTAGATACAGGAGTAAGCTGAGTATTTCCTCTATAAACTTCAATAATTGTTCCAGAGCCGGTATATACACCAGTACTTCCATCTGTATCACCGGTGTCCACAGGAATAGTATGTGCAGAGTTACTATTTATTATACTAATACCACTGGAACCGTCAGAAAGGCCTACAATACTTATAGTATCGAATGCAAGTTCAGTTTGCTGAGTTCCTACAAGAGCACCGTCGGATACTCCTACTCGAATAGTATTGGTAGTAAATGCGGTAGCAGGAATAGTATATGTTTTAGTATTTCCAGATGCAAACACAGTATCATCAGTAAATCCATCGCCCGTAAACTTAAACCATGGAGTTGTAAGGTTTTGTGCCGTCGCAGTAAGAGTTAGTGTTCCGGTAGGAGTAGGAGTGCCTTCTTCATCATATACAATTGAGTAATCATCAGAAGTAAGTTTTACTGATATAGCATCTTCGCCTGCTGAGCCTTCTCCAAAGAATCCAATTAATACTGGAGTTGACCAGTCTGTAGGGTCGGCGTCAATAGTATATGTGGTTCCTTGGGAGATAGCTGCTGCTGTTGTCTTCCATAAATACTGAGTGCTTTGGCTAAGACTTGACGCAGTTGAAGACCAGCTATTGCCGGGAGTTCCAGTAATTGCTCCAGTAGCAAAAGTATAAGTTACATCTGTATCGGGAAGGGTTGGTTGAGTTGCAGAATTGTTTGTTAAGAAAAGCTCAACAATTGCAGTATTTAAAGGTCCTTCTGACGAAAACTGTGCAGCACTACTCCACTCACTTGAAGCAATCTCATCTGTGAGGCCAGAACCGTTCGCAGTTGCGGCAACAACCCAAAGAGGCTGTGTAGCAGTAGTTGTAGGCCCGTTAGGAGTAGTATACCAACCACTATCGCCTTCTTCGAACTTAGTATCTCCTCCAGTTGTATCAATTTGTCCTGTAGTAAGGTCTACAACTGTGGGATCTAGTCCAGAAGTAGAACTGCTTGGGTCAGTGGAGCTTGCCTTATATAGATAAACTAATGATGCACTAGTTCCCGCTGTTCCACCTTTTGATTTTGCAAAAGTTTGGAACTTTGTTAGCTCAAGATTTCCTCCGCCGTCAGCAACTCCGCCAATTGTTATAGTGTACTCTAAAAGCTCTTGATCTTCAGAAAGCTCATCAAACCCATGGTCTGCTACAGTGGCGATATTTGTTCCGTTCCCAGTTATAGCGCCTTCTATAATATCGGCATTGTCTGTAATTGCAACGCCAAACTGATCGCTCCCTACTGATCCAGAGGTATAAGTATAGTTACTTCCATTTACAAACACTTCAATAGTAGTGCCTGAACCAGATACAGCATTATCATATCCAACAAGAGGCTCGCCGTCTGAATCACAGCCAATGGCATGAGTTTCGTTCGAGAAAGAAACAAATATACCAGAGCCTCCGGTTTTTATTCCAAGAATAGAAATAGAGTCTGTAGCAAGAATATCATCGTTTGCAATCGCAGGAGTTTGAGCAGACTGGTTCCAGCCTGACGGCTTTTCTGCAACTTCAACTTCCATGAGCTTAGTGCCGCCACCATCAGTGCCAAAACTATCTACGGTGGAAGGTGGAGTAAACGGAGCCGTGCTTGTTTCAGACCATTCCTCTCCTGATACCGCTTCGTAAACTGTACCATCTATCGTAAACCTATACAAAGGTTCAGTAAAGCTTCCTGTAGAAGCAGTTAAATCAATATCTGAGTCTCCGGACCCTTGATAAGAAGGAGATTCTCCATCTGCATTATATACGATTGAATAATCTTCTGCCGTAAGTTTTACAACTCGAGCAAGATTACCTGAAGCTTGTCTCCTCAGCTTTGCAATAACCCACTCACCTGTGCGTATTTTATTTACATTATCTGGATCGTTTTTCTCTCGGACTGTGCCGGTAATAGTTATAGCGGTTCCGTCACCGTACTGAATATTATCGGATGCAGCTTCACTTACTTCAGTAAAGATTGTTTTTTCGTATTCTTGTTTTAGCCCTCCGGATACTGCACCTGTTGGGTAATTTGCTGCCTGAAAGTCTGTATCTGCGGTTCCATTTAGATCTGTGCTTGTCCACTCGAACTTAAATTCAGGCTCTTCATAACCAATAGCCAAGCCCCTTACTTTAAGGCTTGGGGGTTGTTGATCCGCTTCGTCCAAGTCATTATACAGTAAGTAAGCTGTATCGGAGTCAAGCACTAATTGTCGTTGAGGAGCTAGATCAGAAATTGTATAAAACTGGTCAAAACTAATTTCTCCATCTGAAGAGTAAGATACTGCACCAAGTAAAAAGTCTTCCGATCTCTTTAGATTTAAGCGGTTCTTTTGAGTAGTTTCACTCGTAATTGTAGCATCAGGGAATACTGAGTCAATATACATTTCTGTGTTATTACGAATAAAAGTTACTCTTGCTCCTGCTCCGTTCTGGAATCTTACAAAAGAGCCTACTTCTAGTTGACTAGTGAAAAGAGTATTTGTTCCTGTGACTTTTGAAGTAGTTCCATCAATTGTGCAAGTGCCAGATATATTTGTCCAAGGGTCGTCAAACGCAGTATCCTCAAACATATACAAACCAGTGCTGTCATCAATTCTTCGCGAAACAAGTTTTAATGGATCAACTGCTCCGTCGTTAAATTCATTAAAGTCGACCATAATATAGGCCAGTGGTTTAGGGGCAGCATCTGTGGTTGTCTCCCACGCCCAAGCCTCTGTTCCATACCCGTTTCTAGTAATTGTCCAGTCGTTCGCACTTCCTGAGCCATTTGCAAGAGTTACATTTATAGTGAGTGCAGTGCCATTAATACTTGTAATAACGCCAACTAAATAGTTATTGCTGTTCGCATCACTTGTAGCTTTTAACTCCATTCCTTCTACATATAAAGAGTTTGAAGTACTTAAAGTGAATGTCTTACTTCCAGCGCTAATTGCATGAGTTGTTGTAGAAGTGGTAACATAAGCAGTTCCGGCAAGTTTCTGCAGGCCTTGGCTTATGGAAGAATTATTTGTAGGATTATTTGTAGATAGACGTCCCAATGCTTGAGGAGGGGCTAGTGTAATTTCAGATTTTTCAAACTGGAACCGTTGACCTCCAGTTGTTAAATCAGCAATACTTGAACTAGATGTCGCAGAGCCTCCAGCGTATATTTCACCAATTTTATTCGAATCTGTAGCGTTATCCAAGCCAGTTTGATGGAAAGTTCTCACGTAAGGTGATCGATTTCCTCGATTCGTTACGATTCGTATAGAAAATCTATATTTTCCTTCAGCTAAAGGCGTAAACTCATAAGAAGTCTCTCCTCTCCCTACAGTAATAGGGCTAGGAACATTTGGAATATTATGTTTTAATTCATAGTAGTCTATATATTGAAAATCTTGCGGCGGCTCCCAGAACAAACTAACTTTTCTGGATCGCGCATTTGTATTGTCTACTTCTCTACTAATAAGATATTGACACGCAGGTGCGCCTTCAGGCTCTCCAGGAAATATATTATCTGGAACTTGTCCAAGCTCATAATCTACTTCTACTGCCAAATATTTTTCAGGATAGTACTCTACTGCACTAACACCAAAGACATTATCTTCTTCTTGGGCAATACCTAAAACTCTGTATTGACGTGTTGAGTCATAAGTTTCAAGGTTATCAAGAGTTTCTCTCAGCGCCCACACAGTATTTGCAGGAGGATTAACCGTAAAAGTTCCACTAATTGTAAGAGAGTCTGTTGACTGCCCAGAAGTAGTAGATACAGTATGCTCCTCTACATGGGTATAAGGCTTCCAAGATAGAGATATTAATTCGCCTCCAGTAGAAGCAGTCCAAGCATTAGAAGCTCGCTCTACTGTATTTATATCTCGTAAAGTTCTTCCTGCTGTAGTATCACTTTCATCTGTGTCAACGTAGGCTTGAGTTACTTTTTCACCTTTTTCAAAGGTGCCTACACCGCTCACAGTAATAGAACTGCCAATATTATACGCTGCAGGCTCTGTAACTAAAGTATTTAAAGTATATGTTGCTCCTGAGACAAGCTGAACTTCTCTATCAAGAGTAATTGTATTATTTGTAGATGACGACGTTCTACCGCTTAAAACTTTTCCAAATCTATCTGCGTCTTGAACATTAATAATATCGCCAGGGCGCAAATAAATTGCAGAAAGGGCAGTTTTAAATGCTACAACTTCTGTTTGATTTTGTGCAGTCCAAAGCTTCCATCTACCATAGCGAATTGCTTGCCCTTCCGAAGTACAGCCAAATGCAACAGCATTGAGTTTATTAACTCGTCCTGATTTTACAATGTCGTTTCGATCTTCTACAATTAAAGGAACAGGTCTATAATCTAAATCTGGGTCGTTCCAAGTTACAATAACTTGGTTTGCTTTTGTTCTATTTCCTGCAGTCTGATACGAAAATATTCCGTCAATTACATTACCTTTAGTAAATGTGTATACAGGATCAGCAGGAGCATCTAAAATTGGAGTAAGTTGGCCATCCATCCAGAAGAGTATACCTCTGAAAATAGTTGCCATGTCTTTTAAAACTTTATATGCTTCTTCTGCTTTTGTAAGGAATAAGTTTGCTCTAAATCGGGGTTCTGTTCCACCATTTCCATCGTCTACGAGCTCATCACAATATCGAGCAACTCGGTAGAGAGAATATATATCAATATCTAAGTCTGGATCAATATACTCTCCGAGGCCGTATCGCTTATTAGTAAGAATGTCGTAAAACACCCAAGCAGGGTTATCTGTAAATTGTAGCTGATCTTTAAAATCACCTTCCCACCAGTCAGCATAGACTGCAATATTGTCGGCAGTATACTCTCGAGGAGTATATGCTGTAGGAACTTTTACAAGCTTTCCTCTCATATCATAACTGAGTTTAGGAATTCTGTTAAATTGACGAGAATCAAAACTAATTCCAGAAACAGCAGTGTAAGGATAATACAGATTGTCTTTTACAGTTGCAATAATACTCGCAACTTGCGAAGTGCTATCCCCTTGTTGGTAATCAGCGTCTTCGCCGGATTTATCTGCTCCGGTTACTTCTACGGCTTGGTCGATATGTCGAGTAAGGCGAGCAATTCGTATTTTAAAGTCATGAAATCCATTACGCTGCTTTCTAAACTCTCCAATATCTACAAAATGCTGCCACGATAGTGCCGCCCCAAAACTCGCGGTGTGCACAACATTTCCAAAAACAGATTCGTATGCTCCAAAGCCTGCGCCCTGAGTGTCTTCGAAAGCAATATCAACAGCGTAAATTGCTGTATTATTGTGCTCTTCTCCGTCTTCTTTATTAATACATTGAAGTCTTCCATACTTTATTTCAAAGCTAATTACATCGCCCTGCTGTCGAATTAAATCTTGTTGTTCTGCAGGAAATAATGATGAAGTAATAAAGACTGCTGAAGTTGCACCATCATCTGCATTACTTCTTGACTCCTCATACCCACCAGTAGAAAACAGAGTAAGTCCTTCTTGAGATGCTACCGATTGTTGAAGCTGTTTTAAAGTAGTTGTTGCAGGAGCAGAGCTTACTGGAACATTGATACCTCCTCCGGCACCTCCCCAGACTTGTATAATATTTTGAATGGCAGAACCATTAACAAACTGTACATTTAAGTTTGCAGTTTTACCTTCTTCTAGGTCTGGATTTAGTCCTTGATTAAAGTTTCCATAGTTACTTTTAGTTATACTATATCTATATGTTCCTGCGTCAGGATTAGCCGAACTTAAAAGAGTTACTGAGGTTGTGGTAATTTCTTCTACTGCAACATTTACTTCAAATTTTACAGATAGACTTTGATTATTTTCAAAGGTTTGTGTAGGGGAAAAGTAAACTAAGTTAGCAGTTCCGTCTCCGTTGTCTGTTACTGTTCCAAGAAGAATATTACCTGCCGCATCCATTAAATACGTTGTAAATACATTATAGTTTGTAAAGCCTGCGGTTCCAAGACTTCCATTAAAATCAGAAGACGTGAGAGTAGCAGTCCACATAAACTGAAAATTATTATTATTGGCTCCAGCATAGTTAATATTAGAAATTGTTACACCGCTAAGCTCTACGATTTGAACAGTTAATGTACAGCCACTTGCTTCATTATATTCTCCAATAGCGTCTTCTGGAGCATTTGCATCTAGAGTTCCTGTATCACTGGCACCATTAAAAGTGATTTCTCCTTGAAATTGGAACTGTCCTGAGTCGTTTATATCCGAAACATCTCTATTTTCAAAAAATACAGCATCAGCGGGCTCGATTGCTCGAGTATTATTAAAATATACAGATGCGCTTCCCTCAGTTAAGCCCCAAACAGGGCCTTCGCAGAGAGCTTCGACCATTTGTATTCTTTGAGACGTAGAAAAACCATTCCCGCCACCTCCCCCATTGAAGAAAGGAAGATTATTGAAATTAAAATCTGTCATAAACATAATATATCTTCCTTATTGGCCTAGGTTTGAAAACACAGTGGTGGGGTTAAACGTAATATTCGGAGTAGTGTTTGTGCCAATATTGATTTGCTCTGTCTGCCCCGGAGTTGTTGGTAATCCGGGCTGGCTTGGGTTCGGATTTGGAGGAGTTTCTGTTGGGCCTCCGGGATTTTGATCGTCGTTGTTTGGATCAGGGGTTATGTCATTACCTTCATTTGATATACCAAAACCTGCTTCAGCATATACGGAATTTTTATTTCTTACATCAAAGTCAATAAGTCTGCCAGGAATTCGTAATCTTCCATAAAGTAAAGGAACAGGATCGCCCTCTAATATAGTTTGGCCGGATCCTTGAAACAAATAGCTTGTGTCTTGCCGAGAGTCATTTTGAACATCTGTAGCAGGATCAGGAGCCATTAAATCAGCGAGTCCTGACATAGCAAGACCTGCTGCTACTGAATACGCCGCGTAAAGCCAACCACCCGCGAGGCCTAAAGCAGGAATAATTACAAAAGCAATTACTGCAGCAGCAACAATTTTAAGTATTCCTCGAATAGCATTACCGGAGCCCTCAGGAGCAGGAGAAATATACATATCTCCCTCTCCAAAATTCATAATCAGCTCTTCATCTGTAGTAAGAGGTGAATCTTCTACGTGCATTATAAAACCAATATTTTTTTCGTGACACTCAGCAAGGTATGCTCGAAACTCAGGTCTTTGAGCATCAATAGCTTTAAATACATCTCTAAAGCTCTGAGCATTCAAAGTTAAAACTTTACCAAACTTTTCTCCAAGTTCTCCATCAAGGTAAATTTTACGCTTCATGTCTATATATTCCTACTAAATACTTTATCCAAAATGGATATAAACTTTCTCTACAAGAGAGTCTATATAATGCGTGATGAAAGAATGACTCATCCCCTATATAAACCCCGCAATGGTTTGGCACTTCAGACTCTAGTTGAAAAATTAAAACATCATTCTTTTGAGGAGCGCCCTCTACTTTTTTGTGATTCCAATTTTTAATGTAGTCTTCTGAAAAATAATTTAACTGCTTTTCGTAAAAACCTTCCTCAAAAGGCTCTCGAGGAGGAATATGTATTCCTTCTTGTGATAGCCAGTCTCTCATTGCTTCAAAACAGTCTTTCACACCAAAGTCGTATTCTCTTCCAATTAAAGGGTAAAAATTTTTCTTTGGCTCTAAAATATTCAAATCCATGCTAGGGTAAGAGTAAATATGATATGGTATACCAAGAGCATTACAACTATTTATATCATGCTCTGAAGGCTCATTACTTTGATCCACATGACTATGCACTATTGCAATAATATCATACTTTTTTCTAATATCTAAATATTCTTTGTGTGAAACAATAAAGTCTTTGTCATCTTCTGCGATATTCGTGCAAGGAAACCAAGTCTTTTTGCCTTTTACTAATGCTATTACACCACAACCTTCTCTTGGGTATTCTTTTTTAAAATGCTCTTCTATTTCGTGTATCACTTAAACTTTCTAGTTCCTGGGAACCCTCCAAAGGGTAGGGGAGTAAGCCGTGTTAAGGGATCTCCATTTGTATCAACTCCTTGATATCTAACTTTACAAGAGTTTAGAGTTTTACCACATATATCTATACGTTTCCAGTATCTACTTCCTTCGGTAGGCGGAGCATTTACGCCACTTGGATTCTTTATTGATTCCCAAATTTTTACAAAACCCGTTGTAGGATATTTAATTTTTGTCCCTACTGAGTAAGACTGCTGCGATGTATAGCCGGTTCCAATTCCTGTAATTTCATTGTCATCTATATCGAAAAAGGAAGTTTGATCGTCTGTGTTTGTATACGTGCACCCAGAGCCTTCGTGCCCATCAATAGCAATTCCTTGGTATTTCCAAGGGCAGTATTTTCCTATGATTATTCGAGAAGGTAGTTTTACTCTCTCTAAATCAATAGGAGAGACTAGCTCATAAGACACTAGCAAAGCAGACTCTGCTTTAATTCTTTCAAGCACAAACGTTGATTTGGGAAACTCTATGGGTAAAGTAGTCGTCCATCCCGCAACATCTGACACTCTATATGTATTTTTATATAAAGTTCTTCTATAATTTACTCTTGAGCCTAGAATGTCTTCTGGTTTATCTACGCCATTTGCTTCTAGAATTTCTTGCCAAGTTTGCTCATCATCTGTTCCATCAGAGTTATCTGTAATACTTCGCCCCAAGCTTACGAGATTTGCTACATTAAGTATAGGGCGATTCTGGGCTCCATCAGACTGTATTTCTATACCAGTCATTTCAATGGGAATAGCAATATACTCATTTAAAGCCGATCCATCAGCAGTAGGAAAATAAATATTTGCGGAACCGTCATCGAGTCCAGAAACTAACCGTAAATCAATAGATGTAGAGCCCGGTAGAGTTATTTCAAAAAACTCTATTAGACTATCGTTGATTGATTGAAGTTGAACTGTATCTATTAAATCGGTCATTATTAAGGCTCGTATACTCTTCTAAGTGTTGTAGTTAATGAGTGTATTGCATCTTGATTATACGCAATATTATACTTTTCTGTGGCAACTTTTATAGTTTCACCGCTTAAAACAATATCAAAATTTGCTCCTACTTTATTATCCAAAAAAGCCGATAAAACTACGATATCGTCTGCGTTTCTGTTGTTAAAGTTTACAGAAATATTTTCTTTCTTTGAGTTTATTCCGGAGCGAAGTCTTTGCTCGTATCCATCTCCAAACTTTGCAACATAAGCTGAGTGCTCTGCTTGACGCCCAATACCTCTATCAAAACTATACTCTACTGTATCACTTCCAAGCTGTGTCTCTCCAAATATAGAGTCAAGAAGTGTAGTATCTGTAATATTTGTGTAAAAAGTTGTATCATCAGATACTTCATCCCTTCTAATTGTTACTGAATAAGTAGCCATTCTTATGCTCCATACGGGCTCAACATCCCGCCATTACGTTTCTGCTTTCTAAGCTCTTCTTGAACTGCTAAGGATATGTTCTTTCCAAGTTTTGATAAATCTTGATTATCGTCCTTACTATTTTCGCTCGAAGTTCCATCACTATTCATAACAACATTTACACTCACATTATTTTGTTGAGAACCTCCGCCTCCAGACATTTCTACAGGAATTGACTTTCCATTTGGAAGAGGAACCACTGCTTCAGTTCCATGTAAAATTGCAGGGTATCCGCCAATTGCTCCTTTTGAGATTCCTCCAGCAGAGTAACCTGCCATCTTTTGTCCATTACTTAGAACTCCTCCAGTTCTAGCGCCGGGAACAATACTAGAAGCAGCTATAGCGGCAGTATTTGCTACAATCGCGGTGGTATTTGCTGTTTCCACTGCTATCTTTTTAGGAGTAAAAAACTTATCCCATAAATATTGGATAGCTTGTATTGCTTGTAATGCTGCTGTTACCATTCCAAGAGCCTTAGCTGCTTTTTCATTTCCTGTAAGACCCGCTAATACGGCTAAACTACCTGTTACCATTGAAGCAGTTTGCAAACTAAGCTCTTTTGTTGCCTCAGTATTTTCTTTCGTTGCTTTAGCAGCTGGATCCGAAGATTCTCCGTCAGGACCAACACCAGGTCCCGTAGCAGCTCCCCCTGCGTCAGCTCCTCCCATGCCCGCCATAGGATCTGCTACCATAGTAACATATACGGGCATGCTCGCGCTCGCTCCTAGCCCCATACCATCTAAGCCCTTTCCTCCCATAATACCACCCGCCATACCGCCCATGTCTCCGCTAGCCGAAGCCACCGCAGCAGGGGTATTTAAAGAGTTTATTTGATCATCTATACTCTCTGAAGAGTATCCTCCAGTAGCTAAAGGGTCTTTTGACTCTTCTTTTGCTCCGGACGGTTTAAAGAACTTCGTAAAAAATCCACCAAACATTGCATTTTCGCCAGTGAGTTTTCCTTCTAAAAACCCCATAAAGCTTTGTGCAACTTTGTCTGCAAATACTTTTTGCATTGATTGAATAATGCTATTTGCTAAGTCACCAAAAGCGTCTTTTACAGACTTTGTTCCATTTATTACATCTGTAAAGAAAGTGCTAAAGCCCGAGCTCATTGCATCGAATCCTGCTTGTAGAGCCATTTCTACTGTGTCGAAGTCTGCTAGTTTATCTTTAAGTACATCAATTTTTTCGTTAAGTTCATCTAAGGAATTAAACTTTTCGGCATCTATAACTCCAATAATTTGATTAAAGAGCCCGCCTTCAGTGCCCCCTTCGGTCAGTATAGAGCCATCGGCCCCTATAGTAACTTTTAAACCTTTAGTTCCTAATTTTTTTGCTAAATCAGCATATGTTTTAGTGGACTTGTCCAATTCGTCCGCTAACGCTCTTTGCTCAGGACTAGCTTTAGTTACTGTTCCATCAGCATTTACCTTGTCCGCACGAAGTTCAATAGCAAGATTTTTAGCTTCTGCCTCTAAGAACTTATATTTTGCTTCTAAAAGCATGAACTCTAAAGCGACATTCGCTTTTTTCATGTTGGCTTCAGCTTTTATGAAGGCTTCATTTCTTTCTAGATTTTTTTCTGCAAGAGCAAGTTGATCTTTTAACCTATCCTCTTCTTCTGTGAATGCAGAAGTTCTCGATTCATTTTTTCTAGCTCTTTCTAGCTTTCTAAGTTCTAATGCATCCCTTTTATCTGCTGCATCGTTTTGTCTTTTTATCACGTCGAGCTTTTTCTGCTCTAAAGATAGTTGCTCTTGAGTAAGTTTTACAGCGTCTTGGACTCTTCTGTACGTTCTGAGTGCAGTATTGTTTTCTTCTGCTTTAAGTGCATTAATTTCTGCTTGTAGTATTTTATTGGCTAAAGCAGCTTCTTCAGACTCCATTAACTTATTATTCAAATCTTTCTGAGCGTCAAGAACTTCTATTTTAGTTTTTCTAACCTCGTCTTCTTGCTTAAGTTGGGCTTCGATGAATCCTCCTCCAAGACTTACTAAGTTATTAATTCTTTTTAAAATAGTTTCCTGCTCTTTTAATACCCCTTTATTTGTTACTAAAGTATCTTCTGCTTTAAGTAATTCTCCGTTGTATTGTTTTTGAAATCTTAGCAGTGAACTAGCGAGATCTATAGACCCCTCTGTCAGGACTAGCTGTTTTTCTAAAAACTTTGCTTGAGCTTGATCCGAGTCTGATAATTCAGAAACTTTAGTACCACTACCAAACCCTCCGAAGTAAGACATATCTGCAGTCATGCCTCCCTCTAAGCCCTGTATTTGGGCTGTCAGTTCGTTTACATACCTTTCGCCCGCTTTAATACTTTGAGAATACCTACTTCTATCCCCTGCTGTTAGCTTTGCTCGAGCAGCGTCAAACTCTTGTAAAGCTTGTGCGGATGCTTTAGTAGCACTTTCTAGTTGTTTAAAACCTTTGGTAGAGCTATCTAAGTCATCAATAACAGAATCTAACTCTATCAGTTCACCTGGTTTTTTATTTTTCAACTCGTCTATTAGTTTTCTATATGTAGATTGTATCTCTGGGAATAGATCAGTAGCGCCACTACTTTCTAAGATTTTGAATTTTTTTGTTAAAACTACTAAAGCGTTTTCTACGGGAACTTTTCCAACACTATCTAAAAGCTTATCTATTTCTAGTCTTGTTGCTTCTACTGAATTGGTTAAGGCTAAGTATTGCCCTTGATATCCTCGGCCCTTGGCTCCAGATTCTTCTAATGCTTTTCTCTTTTGCTCTGTTTCTAGTAACTTTTCAATTTCTGTGTTTAACTTATCTAATGTTATTTCGTCCGCTTTATCTTGTAGAGTTGCGAAAGCTCCCGCCGTTTGGTCTACAATTCCTGCGGCAACTTCCATTTTACGATAAGTTTCTGTAACACTGTTGCTTGTTGTTACTAGCTCTTTTTTCAAAGCTACTACAACTTTTCCTACATTACCAAAGCTTGAGGCAACTTCATCTGTGACTTTTTTTAACTTGTCTTCTTTAAAAAATAACTTGTCAATAACTGGAGCAAGTAGCGAGTATCCAAGAAGCGCGAGGCTTAAAGGTCCGAGTAGTTTACTAAACACTGCTCCCAACAACTTACCAGCACTTCCTAAACTTCTAAACCCTTGCTTAGTCTTTTCTGTCGCGCCCTCTAAGTCGTCTAGGTTTTTTGTAAATTGGGGAAGAGTAGAGGCAAAGATACCCAAGGCGCCAAGAGCTCCTGCTGATCCAATTTTATCTAAAGCTTTCTTTTCTATATCTTGACTTGCTGCACGAGCACCCGAGACTCTTGCCGCTTTTTGTGCTTTTTGTACGTTTCCGCCGCCTACTACAACTGGCCCAACAAATCCCGATTGTTGAATTGATCTAAGTCTTTCTATGCGAGTAATCTCTGCATCAATAGCTGCAAGCTCTGCTTCTTTCATCTTCAGATACTCTAGACTTGCCTGTTTTTGAAATCCAGAAAGCTCGGCTGTAGCAGCTTTAACTTTATTAATTTCTTGCCGTCTTCTGGTAGATGAAATTGTTAAACTCTTTATTGATTTATCATATACTTTTAAATCTTTTGTTCCTGCTTTTAAAGTAGGCGCTAGCTCTCTAAACCCTTTAGGCATAAAGTCATAGGTCTGAATTCCTTTTGCGGCTTCTGCATACTCATTCGTAATCTTTTTTGCTGCTTTTTTTGCTTCTTTTGCAGTAGCCTGAAATCTCAGCGCAGAGGCATCCGCCATATCAGAAATTGCAGGAATAATTTGACTTACTATAGTAGTACTAAAAAGACCTAATGCAGCAAATAAAGCTGTTGGACTTGCAGATAAAAACTCAATTATAGGAACAAGACCTTTATTTGCCAGTTCAACACTTGCTTTTGTCAAATCTGTAAACGCTGCACCGAGACGATCATAAGGGTTAGGATCTACAGTTTGAGCAATTTTTTCATACTTACTTAGTCCTTGATCAATTGTAGCATTTAAAAACGCTTGTTGACGCTCAAACTGAGTAAGCTCAGAAGCTGTTTTACCCAAGCTTGCAGCATACTCTCGAGTTGCTTGATCGAGTCGAACAATAATTCCGAGTTCGTCAAGAATTTCTGGTTCAAGCTTTGCAGTACCTCGAACAAGACGATCAAGAGCATCTGGTAGATTTCTACCAAGAGCGATTGATGCACCCGTTGCAACTTTGGTTAGGTCTTGTAGTTGTTTAGTGCTAAACCCAGAAGTAGTCGCTATAGCAGTTGCGCGAAGAGCTGCTTCTGTAGAAATAGCCCCTCCTGTAATGTCTTTAAGATTGCTCGCAACTTGCGGTAAGTTTTTACCTGCTGCAATACCAATATTGGTTAAGCTTGTTTCTAATTGTTGAACTGCCGCATTTCTGCTAAGAACACCAAAAGCAGCACTTACGGCAAATACGTTTGCAGCAAAAGTTGCATAGATAGGAACAAGTCCGCCTACAACTCCTGCCTGCTTTGAGAATGCTTTTGTGGAATTTGACGTATTTTGAGCGGCACCTTGTGAAGCACGATAGCCTTTGCGAGTGCTAGTGTTAAGACCTTCTTGAGCCTTATCTGCCTTATTTAACTCTTTACGAAGTTTTTTCGTACTAAGAGTGGCTTTTTCCATTTTTCCATTGACTTCTACATCAATAGTAATTTTGTTATTTGCCATTAGCCTTTCACATTATGGGCGTAAGATTTACCCCCACCTGCGGATTTTGTTTTTCTCTCCTCCGCCTTACGTCGTTGTTCTGCTTTTTCAGCTCTATGCTCTACTATAATTCCTTCATACATTTTCATAATGTACATAATTGTTTTTGGTTCTAGAACTTCGTAGAGTTTAAAGTAATATTCTATGCCGTCCCAGTATTTTCCCATGTAGCTACCTGACATCCCCTCCCAGTGATCTGGCAGTAGGCTAAACATAAAAAATGCCACTTGAACTTCTTCGGGAAAATCCGAAAGCTCGAGCGGCATTTTGGCAGGGTCGGGTTCTTGACCTAGTTGATCGCAAATAAGTAGATACTTATCTATATCTACTTTTGAGTCAGATTCATTTACATACTTTCGCAGTAGACTGCGAATCGACTCTATTTGCTCCCAGTAAAATTTTCCAAGTCACCTACTGTTTCTGTCACCCAACTATCAAATGTAGTTGAGTTCTTCATTAGTAACTCAGCGTTTTCTTGAGTAAAAACAAGTTCATCTTCAGGGTCAAGCTCTGATACGTCTACCAAAAGAAGCTCTTCTAGGTAACGATATTTTAGGCCAGACCATCCTTTAATTACTGCTTTACAATACTCTGTTAAAAATTTATCTTCATCGAGGATTTCTTCAGGTTGTCGAGTTCGCTTATCAAATTTTGTGGTAACACATCTTTTGCGAAGTTTAATTAACTCATCTCGACCAAGGTAGGTTAACTCAATGTCCATACCAGTAAATCCTGGAAAGTCGATTGTTACTGTTTTACTTGGAGTCATTAGACTCGATAAAGAAATTGGTGAATCGCTCATTTTTTGTCCTTTTATATAACGTGGGAAGATTCTATTGTGTAATTATAGTTGAGTGGGAGTAAAATGTCAAGAATTATTTTTTTAAGGTCAATAAAAAAGCGGGCCGGAGCCCGCTCAGAACATTTTTTATTTTAATTATGCACCGAAATAAGCAAGAGTTACTTCATCAGTGCCTGAAATATTGCTTGGCAACCCGTGGAAGTTAGTCTCGAATGAAATGACATCTTCGATATTTGTTACAGGAATCTCAATATGTGCTGTAGGCATACTTACTTCTAAACGCTTGCCTGTAGCTCCTCCAATTTTAAAGTCTAAAGCAAACTTGTTGGTTACAATGTCAAGTGCATCAGTTCCTTTAAAGTCGTTGAAAAGGTCTGTTGAAGTTCCGGCGTTGCTAGAATCATCAAAGTTAATATAACAAGTAAATGACCCGGATACACTTCTAGATCCTGTTACGTTTTCGAGAGGAAGATTTACTTTACCAATCTCTTCTGGAGTCAAGTACTCAATGTTGTTAGAAATTGTAATGCTTCCGCCCGTTAGAGTCAGACTATAAATACCATCAGAGCCACTGGCACCACCAAACTCAGTTCGGAGAGTAGCGTCTGATACAATAGAAAGCTGAGTCAGGCGGTTACGAATAAAGTTATCTGTAGCTGAAACGCCTTCGTCCTTCGCAGTCACTAGAGTAGCACCATTATCGTAGTTAAACGCATTATCTGCAGAAGAGTCAAGAATAATATTGCCGTCAGTAGCCGCAGTTGGAGTACCAGAAACTGTAGTTTTAGATGTCCAGTCTTTGATATCTTTTGCGAAACCTGACCACTCAATCGTAGCAATGCCGTCTACATCAAAAGTAATAGTTGCTTCGTTTACAGCAGCGTCCTGTAGCTTATATACTACTGGATTTGTTGCGTTTGTTTCCATCACAAAGTAGAGATCCATTGGCTGAAGTACTGCACGGTTTGAAGAGGCAAAGTTAATGTCCAAATCAGTGCCGTCAGTATCAGTTACAAGAGCGTCCGAAAACTTTGCAGATTCGAACTCGTCTGTAGTCTCATTATAAGAATCAGCACCTGCCATTTGAGCCCAGAGAACTTCTTCTACTGCGTGATTGTCACCAGTAACGTAATCTCCTGCCGCGGCTCCTTCAAAAGGACGAACATAAGTAGAGAAACTCCACTCTGCTGGAGCCAAAGAATCGTTGAAAAGACGACGACCACGACGGCTTATACCTGCCGAAGACTCCATCTCGCTCAGAGTAATCTCTGAAGTATTGTTTGCTTGTGAAAAGCTAAAGCCGTCCAAAATAGGAAGCTCGAATGCCGCTTGAATTGTACCCGCCGCGTTTTTGAACGTCGCGTACAATTTGGTATCTCGGCTAAAATATAAATTATCTGCCATAGTTTATCTCCTATGCTTGAAAAGACTTGGACGTGAACGTTTGTTCGTGCCAGTATTTTCTAATATCGAACCTCTAAAAGTATTTCACCTACTCCTAAAGGCTCTAGCACCCCCTCGTCAGTATCAATACTAAGGATGGTGATTTGTTGTGTATACTGAACATTTCCTTGACGATCAGTATACTGTAAACGTGAATTATCTTCTACTACACTTTCTACATCTTCGAGTAGTTTATCGAGAGCATCTACTGCGTCTTCTTCTCGAACGTAGATACGAATTGTTACACTTAAAAAGCGGTCTTTATATCCGCCTCCTTGATAGTCTCGAGTTTCAGAGCCTGCGTTTAAATGAATTGCAGGAAAATCTTCAACTTCATCCCAAAATTTTAAACGAGGGGACACATTGCCATAAACATTACTTAAAAAATCCCCGGTTCCGTTTATGTCTTTAAATTTAGTTACGAGAGCATCAACTATAGACTGTCGACGAGTTGTATATAATCTATTACTCATTATACTCTCCTAGTATATAATCTTACTGTTACTAGTTGCGCTGCTATCTCTCTAATAGACCTATCAATAACTCTTCGAGGATCTCGATCTACGCTGCCTTGCCTGAACCCCGGTTCAAAAGTTTGGTAGGGATTTTTCATATAAGTATATCCTACGCTTGGAAATCCTTTTGTTGTAGGAACAACTTCTGTTACTCTCACTGAGCTAGCAAACCGACCTGTTCTATACTCTAGTCCAGGTCTACCCATATTTTTAGCTACAGTGTCTGGCAGTTGTCTATTAATTAGTTCTATAAATCTTAACAAAGAAATGGCGCTTCCACCGCCCCTTGTTGCTGATGTTCCACTTTTTCTACCTCCCCCTTTTTTCACTGCTGCTAAGGGAAGGGCACTATTTACAACTCTTCCAGATTTTCTTTTCTGAGACGAGGTAGCATTTCTTTTTGTGGCTTTAGGCTTTTTAACTTTAGTAACTTTTACGTTTTTACTTTTAGCTTTGCCAAGCTCTGTCATTACACTGTAGTTTACTTGCTTTACTTTGAACTCTTCTATAGAATCTGAACCTTTTATGCCTTGTATAGGTTCTTTACTTTGTAGTTTTTCAATAGCCATTTTCAGTTGCTTTCTAAATTCGGATTTTTCTCGTCCAGACATAAAACCTGTAGTCTGGTTTTCTACCCTACTTTGAGCAAATATAGCGTGACTATCCGTTTTGTCGTCTCTTACAAAGCCTATGTCAATGCCCAGAGCTTCAAAATTGTTTGCAACATTATCTTTTAAAATCTGCCTAGTATACTTTTCATTTATAGCGGTATCAATTGCATCCGCCACTCTAGACTCTAAAATTCCTTGCCCTTCTTCGTGCCCACCTTCAATAAGATCTGAGCCGAATTGAATTTCAGTATTTGTTTCCTCTAGATAATTTTCGTAAGTTTTTTGATCAAATCTTTTATTTACTTTATTAAGTTTTTTACCATAGTTAGCTTTTAAATACTCGTTTAAACTTAATACAAAACTATCTAATTCTGTTTTATATAACTTTTTTAACTTATCAAAATTATTATAGTTCTTATCTGTTCTCGGGTTTGTTTCCGTGGCAATAATTACTTTTAGAGAATATTGATTTCTTCGTATTATTACACCGCGAGTCTGTTTAAATGATTTTGCATTATTAGCACAAGCTGTGAGAATATTTCCTGCACCTTTGTACATAAAGTTTTGAATATCTTGAGAGTTAAACTCTTTCGATAACTTTCTAAACTCAAATTCTTTTTTTAGTGCTTCTACAAAACGATTTGCATTGAATGTAAAAGACATCTCTCGACCATCAGCTTCTTTTCTGTATTGCGAGCTGGACCCATAAAGTTCTTTATCAAGCTTAGTTAAGAATCTTATAAGACTTTGTCGACTCACGGATTAAGTTTATACAGATCAAGAACACGCTTGATGTGATCTGGAAAAGCAGGACTATTTCTCATACTGGACTCACCGGTTTCTCTGGTTGCGCCTGAAAGAGTTTGCCTGGTTTTATATTCGTCTTTTGCGTAGAAAGTAATTAAATCTACTACTGCTAGTTTAAGATCTAATGGAGTATCTTCATACCCCGCAGTATAAGTAACTTTTACAGAGTTTGGCCCTTCCGGCCAATCTT